TGTGGGGCTGATACCGGCAAGCCGATCCGATGCGGATGCTCCGCTCGCATGGCTTCCGTACCTAGCCGCAGAAAGATCTGTAAACGAGTTCTCCAGCACTTGGCCCGAGGCGCAGCAGCGTGCCGTTGTCGCTGGGTCATTCGCGCTTCACCAACGGCTCGGTACGCGAAACGCGCTCGACAAAGCACTGGTGCCTTTTGGGTATCAGGTCCGTGTCGTCGAGTGGTTCGAGGTAGAGCCACGCCGTGACCCCTACACCTTCCGCATCCGCGTCACGCTGCCCGACGACGAGCCGTGGTTCGCTTCGCAGCGTGTGCCACTGATCCGCATCGCCAACGGCGCAAAGAACGCACACACGAAGCTTGAAGCGGTGTCGCTCAAGCGGAACGCGCCGCCCACCGGCGTCTATGTCGGCGCAGTTGCTCGGCGTCGCAGAGTGATGCGGGTTGGCCAAGTGCCAAAGCCGACGACGATGCGCGTCACGAACTACACCTTTATCGGCGCCTACACCTTCAAGCGTCGCACTATTCGCGTCCTGCCAAGGCCGTAAGGAGAAATCATGAGTGTCTTCGCTATTCCAACGCTTGCAGGCCAAGCGGCGCTGGCGGCTGCTCTCGACGGTGGCGATCCGATCGTCATCTCCGAGATGGTTGTCGGCGACGGCAACGGCAGTCCCGTTACCCCGACCGAGAACCAGACGAACCTTGTCAACCAGCGCGCCAATGTACCGATTGCCTCCTCCGTCCGAACAGGCAACATCGTCACTTTCTCAGCGGTTCTGGACGAGAACATCGGCGGCTTCACGATCCGCGAGTTCGGCTTGCTGGACGATGACGGTGTTCTCCTGTTCACTGGCTCCCTGCCGTCAACGGAAAAGCTGACGACCGGCGAGAACACCTATGACGTTCTCACCCTGGAAATGCAGGTCGTCATATCTGACACGGCCACGGTCATCCTTCAGCCGCCGCCCGGCTCGCTGGTCTCGATTGCGGACATGATCCGCGCTCCGTTCATTACGGTAGACCGCGCTGACCTCGCCGAGCCGCCAATCGAGCCGGAGGATTACGCGACCTATCTTGTGCCGGCGGGAGCCACAGACGCATGGGCGGGCAACGACCACAACCTTGCGCAGTGGAACGGCTCCGCGTGGGTCTTCAAGATCGTGCCTGTCACGCATCTGGTAGGCGTCGCTCACACAGGGCTTTACCTCAAGCGCACGGCTGACGGCTGGCGCGCGTTCTTTGCTGACGAGGGCGAGCATCTGGCCGGCGAGGCAGCTGATCTGGCAACGCATCCTGCCGGCGTCGCCGCGATGATCGAGAACGCGCTGACGGGCCACAAGCCGATGCCGGAGGACGACGCGCTCGGCGTTCTCTTCAATGACGGCAGCGGCAACCTGTCCTGGCGTGGCCGGCCGCTCTTCACGGGCACCACAGCCCCCGGTACATCGACCGGCGTCGTCGGCGGCATGTATCTCAACACGGTGAACGGCAAGCTCTACGGGCCTCGCGCGGGCGAGGATTGGGGCAATCCGATCCCTGTGCCGTTCGACATTGCTGCTTTGCCGGCGATCACGACAGTCTCGTCCAACACGCGCATCGCGGCGACCGACGGCACCAACAACGGGAAGCTGACAATCGAGCAGATCCTGTCGAGCAGTTCCGCTCACGCAGATATGTTTTTCATGGGATCATTCTGATGGCCAAGACACCAAAGATTTTTTCTCATTTCGGCGGCGGGACGCAGGTCGTCGGCACGTATACCGTCCCATCAGGGAAGTACGCCATCGCGAACATCGTCGGTAACGTCGATATGGAGGTCCGCGTGAATGGCACAGGCGTCGTCACCACCGGCTCCGGCAGCGCGGTTGTCACGATCAACGGCATGGTGTTGCCGGCAGGGACGACCTTGCTGATCTCAGGTGGAGGCGCCCCGGCCCGCGGCATTGCCACCGGCTTCGAATACGATCTCTAAGGGGGTATCCAGATGGCGGTGGTTGATTTCACTGTGCCGAACAACGCCGACTGGAGTCTGACATTCGCCTTGGTGGATGACGAGACGGAACTCGCGTTCGACCTGACTGGCTATTCCGCGACGATGCAACTGAGGTCGCCGCCAGACGCCGACAAGGCTCATGCGACGTTCTCGACCGAAAGCGGAACACTGATCGTCTCCGAAGATCCTGCCGAGGGAGAGATAGAGCTCCGTGTTCCGGCCGGTCTCGCCTACGGCATTCCCGCCGGCTCGTACAACTTCGACATGATCCTCATAGGCGACGGCGGCGACCGCATCCGTGCAGTCGTCGGAACGGCTACGGTTGAGCAAGGAGTGTCCCGATGACTATCAGCGCGACAGTCACAAGCCGCGCCGAGGTCAGTGTTCCGGTCGTCAAGGTGCGAGGTCCGACTGGACCGACGAACGTCTTGACGATCGGCGAGGTTTATACCGGAGCGCCCGGCTCCAGTGCGGAAGCAACCATTTCCGGCGAAGCGCCCAACCAAATCCTTACCTTGGTGATCCCGAGGGGCGAGAAGGGGTTGACAGGCGATACAGGCGCCGGTGCCGAACTCCGCGTCAACGAGGGTGTCATCGAGTGGCGCCCGGATGACGATCCGGAAGGGGAGTGGATCGTCCTTGCCGATCTCGACGGTTTGCTTGCGGCTGCCGAGGCGGCGCGCGACGCGGCCCAGGGTTGGGCGGGAACCGCAAGCAGTTCGGCCGGCACCGCGAGTGCAGCGGCGTCGCTTGCAGGCGACAAGGCCGATATCGCCACAGCCAAGGCTGGAGAGGCAGCGGTCTCGGCAACAGTCGCAACAAACCAGGCGGACAGGGCGCAAGGATATGCGGATGGCCTAAGTTTGCCGCCAATAGACGCGTCCGACGCAGGGCGCGCGTTGATCGTCAACGGGGCGGGAGATGGATACGCCCTCGCTACATCGTCGCCTGGCGGCTGGCAGCAGTACGGTTCTGACCACGTTGTAAGTTCCCCCGTTGCCTCAGTCGATATCACGGACATCCCACAGACAGCCTCCACGCTTCGGATCGATTTGGGCGGGGTCAGCCACGCCAACGGCAGCAATTCCAGCATTTTCGTTCAAGTCTCGGACGACAACGGGGCCACATGGATCGGCGATATCATTTTTGCCAATAACGTAGCCGGCAGCGTCTCAGTACGGGGGCTCATCATGATCGAAGACTATACGTCCTCGGGCATGAAGGGAGCCACTGGAGCGGCGGTGACGTCAACAGCCAATATCGTGTCTAGCAACGCTCCACTGGCCGCGATCATATCGAATGTCGGCGCGATCAATGCGGTTCGTATCCGCTCGGCTGCCGGCAACCTCGACGCTGGAACAATCAGGGTGTTCACGAAATGACGGTTCAACGCCTCATCAATGGTGAACTGGTGGAGTTTCCGGGCGAAGTCCTGCCTGAGCCTCAAGCGCCTACCGAAGCCGATGTCATCGCCGAACGTGAACGCCGTCTCGCGCTCGGCTTCGATCATGACTTTGGCGACGCGCGCGGCGTCCACCACATCGGCACGACGCCGGACGACATGGACAAGTGGACGAAAGAGGTGACGCCTATCTCCGCGTCCGCGATCCTTCGTGGCGCTCCGAACGAAACGATCCTCATCGCTACCGACACCGGATCGGTTACGGTCACTGCCATGGAGTGGCAGCACATCCTTGCCGCAGCCAAGGATGTTCGCCAGCCGCTCTACCAGGCGAGCTTCGCTCTTATGGCAATGGACCCGATACCGGCGAATTATGCCGAGGATGAAAGGTGGCCGTGATGGAGGAGCCTTCTAGCAAGTTCGTACGAGAAGCGGTCGACCGTGACATATCTCGGCGGGCAAGTATCGACCAGGAAGTCCTAGCGCTGCTAGTTAGCATTGCCCCGATCAAGCTGGAACGCCTCGCGCAGCAGCAGGCTCCACAACGAAAGGTAATGGCCAACTGACGGTGACGTTTTGGACGTCATGCCTGCAAGCGCCTCGAGTCTCTGTATGAGGATCGAGACCTCCTCTTGACTGATGAGCCCCTTCTTCATCAATAGCGTCAACAGTTCCACCTGCACCGTCAGGTGCGCATTGGCGGCGGCCTCCGCTTCAACTTGAACAAGGTCCTGGACGTGGCCCTTGATTAAGTTCCAGTCATTCATATCGAAGCTCATCATCCCCTCCCTGTTCCCGTGCTCATCCAAGCATAGGAGGGGGAGAGAGTCGATTACCGACAGGGGTAGCTCTCGCGCAGTAGCTTCGTGATAATCGGCAGCGCAGGCTGTCGTTGATCATCCATGGTTCGGATATGCCGGATAACCAGCCAGCGGACCTTGTCGAAGTTGAAGTCGGCGGCAAGGCAGATGGCGGGTGGCGTCGATGTCGCCAAGGCACCGACAATGCCATTGAGGTATCCAACGCAGAAGCCAGTGGAATAGTCCGCGTATTCTGGTCCGCAGAAGCTTAGCAAGCCGGAAGCCCACGGCCGGTCAGTGTATTGCTCACGCGAAGCGGACGGTGTGGCCATCAGCGAAGTGACGACGATTGCCGGCAGTAACTTGGCGATGTCCATAGCGGCCTCCTTATCCTGAGGCGCTGATTGCACGCTTCAGTCGCTCATTCAACCGTAGCCCTCTCTTCGAGGCGGGAAACACCTTCGCCTGGTTCATCGCCGGGCCGCTGCCCCATTGGCCCTTGGGCAAGGCTTTCAACATCCATAGGAGCCCACCGTGACCGATCCTATTTTCGGCATGACCTTCTCGCGTCCTGATGATGAGCCTGTGCCGGCCCTTGGTGCAGACTTCTCAAAGGCGCTGCTTATCGAAACTTCGGCTGATGCAGACGCAACGGCATTTCCAATCGGAGAGCCTGTGCGCATTTCTACCGGCGATGCTGCCATGGTGGCAAAGCTCGGGACAGGGATGCTGCGCGATGCCGTCAATGGCATCAACTCGCAACTCTCCGGCCTCAATGCCGGCGCCGACGTGACCGTCTATCGTGTCACGGAAGGTGCTGACGCTGCCGCTACCGCTGCTAACATTGCGGCTGCGCTAGACCCGACAAACATCGCGGCCATCCCTTCCGCGGTAAACGCAACGCCTCGCCTTATCTGGGCGGGACGCGGGGCATATCGTGCCGACAATGACACGTCAGGCCCGGTGGCTGCTGTACTCCACGCCGCGGCTGAACGGCTTCTGGCCACGGCTGTCATCGATGTCGACGACACCTCCGCAGCCAATGCCATCGATGCTCGTGAGACGATGAATTCCGAGCGGATCATGCCAGTTGGGATCGCGGCTCGCGTCTACGAGGGCGCGTCTTTGGTCACCCGGCCAATGGGCCCCCGCGTCCTCGGCTTGTTCATGCGGGTGGACAATGAGAACGAAGGCAAGCCCTTTGACCCGATCGCAAACCGGACGATCTATGGTCTGGCCGGTCTTTCCCGGCAAATCCCGTTCTCTCTGCTTGATGGCTCCACTGAAGGCCAGCAGATGCTCGAGAGCGAGGTCTCAATCGTCGCAGCCGGCGAAAGCGGCGTCGATGGAGCGGTGGCCGATGGCGGCTTCGTCTTCATCGGAACTGACAACACCACGACGGGCGAGCTCTGGAAGCAGATCCACCAGGTGCGCGGCGCGGACTACCTGACCGTCAAGATGATGGAGATCACGCGGCTGTTCCTTGGCCGGAAGATCACGGCCGATCTCGCCGAGGCCTGGTTGAACAGCATCAAGTTCATGCTGCGCGATCACAAGGCCGATGACGACATCCTCGGCTATGACGTCAAGTTCCGTGCTGACAAGAACAGCCCGGAGCAGATCCGGCTTGGCCACCTGACCGTCAATCTCGGAATCGAGCCTGCACCGGCTTTCAAACTCGCCCGCCACGAGGTGCGCCGCTACCGCCCTGCGGTGGAAGGCCTCGTCGCCGACATCATCGCCCGTCTTTCCACCGTCGCCTAAAAAGGATCATCAGACATGGCACAAGCTCCTCTCTACCTGCTCACGGCGGTGGATGTCCGTCGTGCGACAGAGTCCGATACGTCTCGGGCGCTCACCATCTCTACACTCACCATGCCTGGCCTGACGTTTGCCACCGGCGAACATAATCCGGGCGGAGGTGTGGGAGCCGTCAACTTCGCCCTCCCGCGCATCGAAGCTCCTGAACCGGCCTTCTCGGCGAAGGGTATTGATGCTGAGATTTTCACGGGCATGGGTGAGCCTGAACGGTGGGTCTTTGCAGGCTCCTACCATCGTCGGGCTCCGGGTGGTGGCGGTGTGGTTCCGGCCCGCGCTATCATCGAAGGCGCGATCACGGCCTGGGAACCTGATGAAAGCGATCCTGCGGAAATGCAGTCATGCACGCATTCCTTCGCCGAGGTGACGCACTACGAGCTGTCAATCGACGGCGTGGAGCTTTTCTATTGGGATTGGTATGAGCGGGTGTTCCGTCGCAACGGGATCGATCTGTTCGCAAACCATCGTAGGGCGCTGGGGGCTTAGCCCTCACACCTATTCGTATTGGCTACTGATGATGTCGGCCATTTCCGCGGCCTTCATCCTCGCGGCTGTTTGAGATGATGCGGACAGTCGTCGTGTGCACTTCTGCATGTTCTCGACGTCATCGGCATCAGCTTCTGCGTGGATAGACGCAACGATTCTCCACGCGCATCCGAGCGTGATGTTTTGTTGCAAGGCGTCTCCGCAGCCGCCAGTCAGGCACCTGGCGAGGTTCCGTTGCGACTGAAGGTGGCCCTTGTAAGCAAAGGGCAGCGAGATAGTCACCGTGACTTGGTCGAAGCGGCACATGGTGTCGGACTTCTCGCAGGTTCCATAGAGAAGCTTCGTGCCGTCCGGTGCCAATTGTTCTCGGTTCTTCTCCAGGAAGGACATCGCTTCCGCTTCAGTGCGAAGCGATAGTTGGACATCCTCGTACTGCTCGTCCAGCGGACCTGCTTGAGCCGACCCAGCAATAGCAGCAGCGAACAAGGCTGCGCATATCCTCATCAACACCATCAACCCACCTTTGAAGGACTACAAGATGTCGCAGACCGTATCTGTGAAACTCACTACGCCTATCGACAATAACGGCCAGCCTATCTCGGAACTCACCTTTCGTGAAGCCGAGATCGGAGACCTCATCGAAGGGGGCCGGTACTCGACCGAGCTGGAACAGACCGTTGCTGTTCTGGCTTCCATTTCCGACACGCCGCTTCCTGTCTTCAAGAAGATCAAGGCGAGCGACCTGAAGCTCATCATGAGCCAGGCATCGGCGCTCCTGGGAAACGACGAGCCGCCGACGACTGGCTCGGAATAGCCCTGTACGTCGCGCACTTCAGCAACACGCCCCTGCACGTCATTAATAGGTGGTCTCCGGACTATCTGATGCACGTCTACAAGCGGGCGAAGAAGCTCTTCGAACTCCCGAAAAAAGGCCGTTCAGATGGGAACGCTTGAAAGCCGCCTGCGAGTTAGCCTTCTGGATGATGTGTCTAGGAAGGCGAGGGGCATTTCCGCCGCTTTGGGGACGATGAACCGGCAGGCTACGTCGTTCACGGCTCCGTTCCGGTCACTGGCAGGGCAGGTGATCGCCTTTGGTGGCGCGTATCTTGGCGTGACGGAAGGGGTGCGTCGAACGGCAGGCTCGGCTCTGGAGTTTGAGAGCGCCTTTGCCGATGTTCGGAAGGTCCTGAACGGCACTGACGAGCAGCTTGAGAACGTTCGTCGGCAGATCATTGGAATGTCCAAGGAGCTGCCGATCGCCGCGACTGGTATTGCGGAGATCTATGCCGCCGCTGCACAGGCCAACATACCCATCAACGAGATAAGCAAGTTCTCCGAGATGGTGGCGAAGGTTTCGACGGCGTGGGAAGTCCCTGTCGCCGAAACTGGACAGGCACTGGCCGAGATCAAGAACCAGCTGAACATGGGTGTCGAGCAGGTCGGGCTGTTTGCAGATAGCCTTAACCACCTGTCCAACAACACTGCCGCCAACGCGCAGCGTTTGCTGCAGTACACCAAACGCGTTGCGGCGACCGGTGAGATGTTCGGGTTCTCTGCGCAGGAAACCCTTGCCTTCGGTGGCGCAATGATTGCGGCCGGCGGCGAATCTGAGGTAGCGGCCACTTCCTTCAGGAACATGGGCCGGGCGCTCACCAT